ACGCGCATTTGCCAGACATGAGCACCTGGCGCGAGTGGTGCCGCGCTGACGAAAGCCTAGACATCGCGCACGCGCAGGCGCGCGACAATGGCTTTGACGCCATCGCTGCCGACACGCTGGAGATTGCCGACGACGACCGCCGCGACTGGGAGCCGATCAAGGACGCCGATGGCGTTGTGGTCGGCGTGAAGGTGGACGGCGAGCATGTCACTCGGTCGAAGCTGCGGATTGAGACGCGGCTGAAGCTACTGGCGAAGTGGGACCCGAAGCGCTACGGCGACAAGCTAGCGGTCGGTGGCGCCGAAGACTTGCCGCCGATTGGACACGCGCACAGCTTGAGCGATGAAGCCTTGATGGCGATTGCAGCCGGCAAGAAGCCGTGACCCCGCAGCAAGCGGCATCGGTGCTGCTAGAGCGCAGGGCTTGCCGGCAGTCGCTGGTGTCGTTTGCTTCGCGCGTGCCTGTCCCTGGCTCGCCGTATGAGGACGCAGACGAGACGGCCAGAATCCCGCTGATCGAGACGCAGCAGGCCGAGCATCACAAGCTGATCTTGGCGGCGATGCAGCGGTGCATGTCCGAGCGACACGGCCGTTTGATGGTGATGGCCCCGCCTGGCTCCGCGAAGTCCACCTATGCAAGCGTGGTCGCGCCGGCTTGGTATCTCGGCACTGGGCAAGGGCGGCGGGTCATTTTGGCGAGCTACGGCGACGACCTCGCAAAGCGGCACGGACGACGGACGCGCCAGCTACTGCGGTCGGCAGAGACAATCGGCGTGCTTCAGACCGAGATCCTGCCGGAGTCACGCGCGGCTGATGACTTCAGGCTTGCGAACGGGTCCGAGTACCTAGCCTGTGGAGTGCTTGGCGCTGTCACTGGCAACCGGGCGCACGGGCTCATCATCGACGACCCGATCCGTGGCCGCGAGGACGCCGACTCGCAGACGATCCGGTCGAAGACGTTCGCAGCGTATGAGGATGACCTCAAGACTCGCTTGATCCCTGGCGGCTGGATCGTCATCATCAGCACGCGCTGGCACGAGGACGACCTCTGCGGGCGCATCCTGCCGAGCGACTGGTCCGGTGAGTCAGGCCAGATCCGGTGCCGAGACGGACACACATGGGAGGTGCTCTGCATTCAGGCTGAGTGCCAGACGCACAGCGACCCGCTAGGCCGCAGGATGGGCCAGATGCTGTGGCCGGAGTGGTTCGATGCTCGCCACTGGGACCAGTTCAGGCTCAATCGTCGCACTTGGTCGAGCCTGTATCAGCAGCGCCCCGCACCAGACGAGGGCGTGCTATTCCGCCGCGACGACATGGCGACCTATGAGAAAGCGCCGGGCGGGCTCATGGTCATTGGGGCCAGCGACTACGCCGTGACGCCGGATGGCGGAGACTGGACCGAGCACGGCGTCGCAGGGATCGCACCGGATGGCGGCGTCTACCTGCTCGATTGGTGGCGCGGACAGACCGGACCCGAGGAGTGGATTGAGAAGAAACTAGACATGATCGCCACACACAACCCGCTGGCTTGGTACGGCGAGACTGGGCCAATCACCAAGGCCGTCGAGGGCACGCTTCGGCGCCGGATGGGCGAGCGTCAGATATTCGCGCGGATGGAGTGGCTCCCGCACATCGGCGACAAGGCGGCCAAAGCGCAGGCAATCATCGCTCGCGCTGGTGCCGGCCGTCTATTCTGGCCGCGTGCAGCTTGGGTGCCCGAGCTGCAGCGGCAGTGTCTTGTGTTTCCGGCTGGGTCGCCCGACGACGGCGTTGATACGCTGGGCATGCTGGGTCGAGGCGCCGACAAGATCGGGGCGGGCATGTCGCGCAAGTCAACTGGCGCGGTCCTGCTGCCAGGCTCAAGCCTTGGCGCCTTCTCTCGCGGTTGACTATCGCCTAGCGCCGCGTGATAGACTGCCTGCATTGCCCACGGCGGGCTAGTAGGTGCTCTCATGCCCATCCTCGCGGCCAATAGCTCTCTGGTGCTGACCCTCACTCAAGGGCAGCGGCTGTCATTTCTGGTGGGCTCCGGCACGCTTCAGGTCGTCCCGCCTGAGCCTGCGAACATCGGGCCGGTGTTCCTGCCGATCCAGGTGGGGCAGAGCGTTGGGCCCTGGGATGTCACGGTCCAGTACCTCATGCGCACGACGCAAGAGACGGACTACAGCATTTTTGACCCGGCGCAGGTGCCTGCGCTGTGGTCGAGTGCAGCCGGGACGGCTCTCGTGCGACCGAATGGCAGCGTTGCCCCGGTGTCTTCGCAGACGGTGACTTGGGCAACGCGGCCGACGAGCCCGGCGCTGTTCGATCAGATTCGGGTCACCGACATCGGGCCGTATGGGTTGCCGATGGAGTGGGACGGTACGCGGTGGCGGGTGATGTTCCCCACGGTGATCGGACTGACTGGTGGCATCGTCACGGGCGTGACGGGGACCGCGGAGCAGTATTTCGGCGGTTTCGGCCCATTCCCGGCCGGATTCCTTCAGGTGGGCGACACGCTGGTCTATCAGTTCTCTTTCGGCAAGACTGGCGGGTCTGATGCCTTCGGAACGTCTACGAACATCCGCTTCGGACAGAACGGCAACACTGGAGACGCGCCGATTGCTGCGGGCAACCTGTCGGGCACCATCTTGGCGGCCACGCGGGCCGGCCCCGGCATCGAAAAGTGGTTCCGGGTCGAGTCTGCGACGACGATGCGCGCAATCGGCTCGATCAACATCAACCCGTCGTTTACTGGGGTGTTCGTCAACAACATCGCGCCAGAAACGACTGTCGGCATCGTGAACGTTTCGACCACGCCGTGGCGCATCGGCATCAGCACGACGATGGGCGGCACGGTCGGACCTGACGCACCGCAGTTGACGTATCAACGCCTGACGCTCTACCCCTGATGTCGGCTGTCCGCCCACCCGCGCCGGTCGCTCCCGCCCTGACGCTGGCGGGCCAGCCTGCCATCCCGCAGACTGCGAAAATTTCCCTGTCTGCGAGGCCGATCCGGTTCCTTCAGCCGCGCACGATCAACGAGGTGACGTGGGTCCGCGTGGACAACGGCGGCAGCGGGTACGCGACGGCGCCTACCGTGTCATTCACCGGGGGCGGCGGGTCTGGTGCTACGGCTGTGGCTCGCATCCGTGGCGGTGTGGTTCAGTGCGTGGCGGTGCTGACGCATGGCAACGGGTACACAAGCGCGCCGACTGTCGTTTTCACGGGTGGCGGCGGGTCCAGTGCTTCGGCTACCGCGATCCGCCTCGATCCGCTGGCGTTCGCTCAAGCGGCCAGCGCTACGGATCTTGTCTGGTATTACCCGGGCGGCTCGTACACGATGGGCAATGCTTTCCTTGCGGCTGGCATCAGCGTGCAGGAGAGCATCAACGGACTGGTTGACCGCATCGCATCGCCCTCGGCGGCTGCTGTGTCGTGGGACGGCCAGCCCGTGCCGGTGGCTTGGCTCATGCCGAGCGAGCGGGCGTTCGGAGCCAGCTACCGCAGTGGCTACCTTGCACTGAAGCGCTCCGAAGCGGCAGCGTTGACCACGGCAACGGCTGCGCACTATGACGACCCTGCGCCTGACCTGTCGGCACTGCGGGCGCGAGACACAAGCCGCACGGGTGGCCCGTTCGATGCCGAGACGCTGGCCGGCTTCAATCCTTCGTATGTGTCGGTGATGCAAGGCGCAGGCATCACCCAGGACGTGTGGAACTGGGGCACAAAGGCATACGCCACAGCCACGGGCAACTGGGCCACGAACTACGCGACGGCCTCGAACTGGTCGAACTTCGTCGCCCATCTAAGGCGCGGCATCGTGGCGTTTCACCAGGCATTGCGCGCGTCCTACCCGTCCGTCGTCCGCTACGTGAGCGGGAACACCTACGACCCAATGCCGCGGATCGACTACAGCGGCTACTTGGTGCGCGCGTTCGATCTTGCCATGTTCGAGAACGACGCGGACGAGTGGAGCACGCGCGTCGTCGAGGGCACGCCGTCGGACTACGCGCAGCGCTTCACGCGGCTGTGGGTCAACATCAAAACGGTTACGGGCTGTGGCGTCGATTGCATGCCGCATCTTCAGCCGATGCGCAACGATGAGACCTACACGAGCACGCGCGCGCAGCGGATCGCCGTCCTGCTTCAGCAATACGCGCTGGCCTACGCTCTCGGTGGTCGCCCTCTCTACCCGTGCGACACGTACCTAGAGCCGTGGACTGCTGGGCAGAATGAACGGTGGTTTGCCGAGGCTGGCGACGGGTTCATTCCGCTGAACAACATGGTCAAGGACTACCCGTTCTTGTTTGAAGGGACGGCCGACAGCGGTGCTTTGCTCCTCGCTTGCGATGTCGAGACGAACGACAACCGCGCGGTTAATGCGGGCGGAATCCTCGGCTGGGCGGATATGTGCCTGCGAAACGCCGTGCCGGCGATACTGTACCCGCTGAATGGTGGCTACGCACGGCGCGGTGACCTTGAGGAGCGGGCGCTGCGCATCGTGGACTGCTCGACGCCGAGCCCGGTCACTGCTGCGCTGTCTGGCCTAGCGAACTACCGCACGATTGCAAATCAGCCGGTTACAAGCTGGTCGCAGTGGTCAGCCGCGCGCCTGACAGGCACGTTTACCGATGTCTTCGTGATCCCGCGGACAAAGACTGGATCGACCATTCTGCACGTCGTGAACATGGACGGCGTAAGCCGCGCTGGCTTGAGCCTGATGGTTCAGCCGTGGGCGCTGCCGAGCTTGAGACTCAGCCGCGTCAGGTGGTACGAACCGGGGCAGCCTCCCGTCGATTTGTCTACTGTGGTCGGGCCTACGGGTCTGCGCGTGGCACTGCCCACTGTCTCGCTGTGGGGAATCATTGAGGTGGTGTCATGAGCCGACCGAGCAAAGCAGAGCGTGACGCCGATATCCTGGCCGAGGCCAAAAGCGAGTTCGATGTCGTCGCCCGTGCGCAGCAGTCTGTCCGCATGGAGTGCCTGGAAGACCGCCGCTTTGCCTCCGTCGCTGGCGCGCAGTACGAAGGCCAGTGGTACGCAGCATTCGCCAACAAGCCGCGCCCCGAGGTCAACAAGGTGGCCCTGGGTTGCCTGCGGATCGAGAACGAATACCGCAACAACGAAGTCGCAGCCCGGTTTCTGCCGAAGGACGACCGCGACGACACCATCGCAGAGACCTGCGCCGCGCTGTACCGCGCGGATTCGCTGGACAGCCACGCGCAGCTAGCCCGGTTTAACGCCTTCAGCGAGGGCATGCGCGGCGGCATGGGTGCGGTGCGGCTTTGCACGGCCTACGCCGACGAGGACAACCCCGACGACAAGTCCCAGGTTGTGCAGTTCAAGCCCGTATTCGAGGCTGACTCGTGCGTGTACTATGACCTTGAGGCCAAGCGGCAGGACAAGGCAGACGCTAAGCGCTGCTGGCTGCTCACGGGCATGTCTCGGCAGGGCTACATGGACGAGTGGGGCGACGACCCCGCTACGTGGCCGCGCGACGTGCAGATGACCTACTTCGACTGGTGTACGGCCGAGGTTGTCTACGTCGCCGAATACTACAAAGTCGAGGTCGAGCGCTACACGAAGCGGGTTTTTGAGGGCTTCGACGGGGATCGGATCGAGTATGAGGAGGATGTCCTTGAGGACAGCCCCGAGATCCTCGATACGCTGATTGTCACGGGCTTTCGAGAGGTCGAGGAAAAGAAGCTCAAGCGTAAGCGGGTCCACAAGTGGATCTTGAGCGGGGGCAAGGTGCTGAAGGACTGCGGCTACATCGCGGGCACTTGCATTCCCATCGTGCCCTTCTACGGGCAGCGCTACTACATCGACGGCAACGAGCGATTCCACGGCCATGTCCGCATGGCGAAGGATGCCCAGCGGCTGGCGAACATGGTTCGGGCCAAGCTGGCGGAATACGCGGCCCGAACGACGCAAGAGAAGCCCATCTTTACCCCGTCGCAGATCAGCAACCCGCTCATCAAGCAGCTATGGGAGACGGACAACACCCAGGATTTCCCGTACCTGCTCGCCGAAATGGCGAAGGACGATCAGGGCAACGTGGTGAACGGCGGCGGCCCGGTCGGCTACACCAAAGCCCCGAACATCCCTCCGGCTCTGGCTGCTTTGGCGCAACTGATCGAGGGCGATCTACAGGAAGTGCTGGGCAACCAGGCCAACGCCGAGGAGATCGTTTCGAACGTCTCCGGAAAAGCCGTTGAACTCGTCCAGCAGCGGCTGGACATGCAGGCGTTCATCTACATGAGCAACTATGCCGTCACTGAGCGGAGGTGTGCTGAGGTGTGGCTGTCGATGCAGCGCGACATCCGCCCGGGTGGCTATGAGCGGCTGAAAGGCATGGGCAAACAGGGCGAGATGGAATACGTCGAACTTGGCACGCCAGCGGTGGACGATGAAGGCCAGGAATTCCAGCGCAACGACCTTGCCAACGCCTACGCCGAAGTCGTGGTGGATGTTGGCCCGTCGTCGGCAAGCCGTCGCACTGCCATCGTGCGCGACCTGACGAGCATGCTCGCGGTCACCAAAGATCCGCAGACTGCCGCGGCGCTTGAGAACATCATCCTCTACAACATGGACGGCGAGGGTATGGCCGAATACCGGCCGTACTTCCGTAAGAAGCTGCTTCGTGCTGGCATGGCGAAGCCGACGCCCGAGGAGGCCGAAGAACTGGCCGCCGAGCAGCAAAACCAAGGCCCGGACGCGAATCAGGAGTTCCTGATGGCCGAAGCCGCGAAGGCTCGCGCCAATGCTGGCCTCGCAGTGGCGAAGACGGGCCAGGCTCAAGCAGAGACTGCCAAGACCATCGCGGAGACGGACGGCGAGCAGCAGGAACAGACGCTGAAGACGCTGCAGGCTGTGATGGAGGTCCAGCAGCAGCCGCTATCGGGGCCGGTCTAGGGCTTGCGGACGTATGGCTTCGGGCGCCAGACCGGCGAAGAAGTCAAGCCCCCGGTCAGCCGATCCACAAAGGCGCCAGCAGTCTGCTCAAAACCGGACAAAACAGAGTCAAACGCCGTCAACTCCTCAACAGAAAAGCTAGCAGCCGGACGCACTTCGAGGACAAGAGCCGTCGGCGTCACGCGGTATCGGGTCAACGTCTTGACCTTCATCTTGCGGCCAGTTGTCACGTTGCGGCCACCCATGACAGTGTGCCCCTTGGCGCTCTTGCCGCAGCCTTCGACGGTGAAGAAGTCGCCCGGCTTCAGTTGATAGCCGGTTGTCTTCGGTGCTTTGACTTTGGTCATGATCCGCTTTGATCGCGCCGCGACATATCGATGGTAAACGTAATGTCCGTAACCTCGGTCACGCGATACGTCACGGGCCGGAGTGGCTTGCCCATCCTGAGAAGCCAGAACGCCAGCCGGCGCCACCAGCGCTTGTCTGCAAGTCGCACGGTCACCGTGCTGCCGACAGACAGACGCGCACCGTTCATGGTGGTGATGGTGCTTTGATGCTTGGTCATTGCGTCAATCGTCCGACAACTTGTTGAGCTTCAAGCCGCGATAGCGTGCATTTGCCATTGCATAGCCGATCCGGTGGGCAGCGTGCGCCATCTTGTTGGCCATCTTTTCGCCTTCGTCTCTGTCACTTGCTAGACACTCAAGATCCCGAGCCTTAAGCGAAGACATCATCGCTTGCATGGCGGCAATAGCCGAATCGCTCCAATAATCGAACGCCTTTTTTGCCCGCGCTTCTTGGGCGAAATCTTCCTTCGCCTGGCCTCGAATGACGGCGGCAAAATCGGCCAAGTGTTCCGGCCGCATGTTGACTGCGTAATCGCTAGTTGGCTTTAGATCGCCAGTGACGGCTGATCCGATGCGCAATGCAAGCTGCACAAGCGGGTCTTCTGCGTCTTTGATGAGGGTGTTAGCGTTGACTGTAGGCATAGCGGCCAGCATAGCCACTCCAGCCCGTCGCGGGTTGACTTCTGCCTATCACTTGACCCGCCGCAATAGCGTAATGCTATGATGCGCCCACGCTACCGCCCGGCGCAGGGGCGAGAGAAGGGCCATCAATGTCACAAGAGCTTGAAGTCGCACCGGAAGCCGAGATCCAAGGCGTCGAAGCCGACGAGGTAGAGGCCGCTCCTGCGGAAACGCAGCCGGAGCCTACCGAGTCCGCCAACGACGCAGCCGGCGAGGGCGAAGTCGAAGTTCAGATCGCGGGCGAGACGCCTGCGGAAGAGACGCAGCAGGAAACGCCGGTCATCCGGCAGCTTCGCAACCGTCTACGGGACGCCGAGAGGCGAGCCCGGGCCGCTGAAGAGCAGAGCCGACCGCAACCGCAGGGCCTTCCGGTCCTGGGCCGCGAGCCGGGGTTGTTTGATGACGGCATCGACGGGGACGAGGAGAAGTTTCGGGCGGCTGTCCGCAGCCACTTCGAGACGAAGGCCAAGATCGACCGGGCGAAGGAAGAACAGGAAGCCGCCAATCGCCGCAATGCGGAGGAATGGCAGCAGACCCTGACGACCTTCGACACCGAGAAGACCACGCTTGCAAAGAGAGTCCCGAACTTTGCGGACCTTGAGGCGAACGTGACCGATGCGATGAGCCCGCCGCAACTGGCGGTGCTTCTGAGGGTCGGTCGCAAGCGTGCGGAACTCGTGGCGGCGCTGGGGGCGAACCCCTCGGCGCTGAAGCGGGTTTCGGCGATCACGGACCCGCTGCTGTTGGCTGCTGAACTACGCGAGATCGAGACGAAGATGACCCTAGCCCCGAAGAAAGCTACGCCAGCCCCGGAAACGGTGGTGCGAGGAAACACCAGAGCGATTGGCAGTCTCCAGCAGCAACTGGAACGCGCCCGCGAGGAAGCCACGCAGACCGGCCGGATGGATAACGTCATGGCGCTGAAGAAGCGCATCAAGCAGGCCGAGGCGGCCGCGTAAAGGAACGATCATGCCGATTTCAGCAAACAAAGAAGAAGTCGTCTTCTTCGAGAAGGTGCTTGAGGGCTTCAGCGACAACGAGGTTTTGGCAAAAGCCGTCACGGTGACGCGCTTCGATCAGACCACGATGGAGCGAACCAATGACACCATCTGGCGGCCGATGCCCTATGTCTTGCCTTCCTACGATGGCATCGACCAGTCGGCGAACTTCAACACCAAAACGCAGCTTTCGGTCCCCGTCAACGCCGCAGGCTTCAAAAAGTCCGTTCCGTTCAGTCTGAACGCGGTTGAACTCCGCGACATGCTGCAACAGGGCCGGCTTTCGGACGCGGCGCGCCAACGTCTCGGCTCCGATGTCAACTTGGCCGTGCTGAACGCGGTTGCGATCTTCGGCACGCTTGTGAGCCGGCGCACCGTGGCCGCGACTGGCTTTGATGACGTGGCACAGCTCGACTCGATCATGAACGAGCTGGGCGTGGACATGGAGAATCGACGCGTCGCCTACCAATCGCGCGACTACAACGGCATGGCGTCAAACCTTGCAGGCCGGCAGACCATCAACCAGAAGCCGACGAACGCTTACGAGCGTGCGATGGTGAACGGCGATGTTGCCGGGTTCGAGGTGCTGAAGCTGAACTACGGCTTCCGGTTGACCTCCGCGCTGGGTGTCGGTGTGACCATCAACGATGCCACGGCGGCAAATCGTCGATATGTGCCTCGTGCGACGAGCACGGCGTTAACTGGCGAAACGGCGAACGTTGACAACCGCTTCATGACGATCACCATTGCGGTGACTTCGGGCACGGTGAAAGTCGGAGACGCTTTCACCATCGCGGGCGTCAACAGTGTCCACATGATCACCAAGCAGGACACCGGCCAGCCGAAGACCTTCCGAATCACCGGCATCGTCTCCGGTGCGGGCGGCTCCGGCGTGATTCAGTTCTCGCCCCCGATTATTTCGGCCGACTCCAGCCCGACCCAAGCCGAAATTCAGTACAAGAACTGCACCGCGACTCCTGCCAACGGCGCCCCGCTGACGTTCTTGAACACCACGGCGGCTTCGGCGAACCCGTTCTGGAAGCAGGACTGCATCGAGCTTCTGCCGAGCACCTACGCCGTCCCGACTGGTGTTGGCATGGAAGTTATGCGTGGCAGCACCGACAGCGGCATGGAAGTCATCATGACGAAGCAGGGGTCGATTGACAACCTGAACGTCAAGTACCGCTTCGATTGCCCATTCGGTGTTGGCGTCTTGAACCCGGAAATGTGCGGCATCCAACTGTTCAACCAGGCCTGATCTCCTCCGCGTGGCCTTCGGGCCACTTTGCCGGGCAGCTTCGCTGCTTGCCCGGCTTCTTTCCCAGCGCATCGACTGGTGCGTTGAGCAAGGAGCAAACGAATGGATCGAGCCTACGTCTACCGCTGCCCGGGGTCCGTCAAAGACGGCATCGATTCGTCGGTGACCTGGGATTCGCGCCTCGTGACTCACGAGGAATACATCGCTCTCAAGCGTGACGGCTGGCGCCGTTCGATTGCGGACGCGGTGGAAGCGATGCAAGAACGCGCGCTTGAAGAGGCAGAACAGGCCGCCGCGGAGCCCAAAGCGGCAGAGCCTGCCGAACTCGCCGGACTGGCTGAAGCCGTCGCCGCGGGGTTCAAGGATGATGCCCGCTGGGGTGCTGCGAAGCGCGCCGAGAAGCTGGCCGAGTGGCTGGCTAAGGCCTGACTGTGTACACCAAGGGCGATCTAGTCCGCGGCGCATACGCCGAGTTGGCAATCGCCGGCTGGGTCTGGGATCTCGACCCGGAGGAACTGCTGTGGGCCTGCGGGCGCATGGACATGATGATGGCTCGCTGGGCTGATGACGGCATCGAGCTGGGCTACAACATCAGCCTGTCCCCGCCTACCGACCTGAACGTGGCGAGCGGCATCCCGCTGAATGCGGTTCTCGCCGTGATCCTGAACCTCGCGGTCGCCATCGCGGCAGGCAAGGGCAAGCAACTGTCGCCCGCCACCATCGGCGAGGCCAACAACGCGTACAAATCGCTTTGCGTGGCCGCTGCAATGCCCGGCCGGCAGCAACTGCCCGACTCGCTGCCGCTTGGCGCTGGCAATACGCCGTGGCGCTTTGGCTACCCACAAAACCCCTATTTCCCTGGCGCCACAGAAGGCCCGTGGGTTGTTGGGCCAAATGGCAATCTGATCGTTAGGGGATGACATGGCCGGCGCAATCAATCAGTTCATCGCAGTCACGACGCTATCTCCTGCGGACCAGATCGCCATCGGAAGCGCTTCGCTTGGCGATGACGCGCGGGCTGCGCTGTCTACGCTGGTGACGTTCCTTCAGGGGCAACTGACGAGCACCGCGGATTCAACGCAGTACGCCAGCCCGGCAACCGGCGCGACCGTGACGATTTCGCCCCCTGCTGCCGGTGGGAACGTGTTCCTGCGGCTGTCCCCGTCCGGGACGCTGGCGACGCTCACGATCACGCTGCCATCGGGCCCGGTTGACAAGCAATACATCAGGGTGTTTTCCACGCAGATCATCACCGCCCTGACCGTGAACGGCGGGACGATCAACGGCGCCCCGACCACGATGGCCGCGGCAAACGGAACTTTTTGGCTGCGCTTTGATGGCGTGTCCAGCAACTGGGACAGGGTGGGCTGACATGACGACACGACCTTTCAGCGGCCGGGCCGGTGGCACCGCCACCATTTCCGCCACGACCACGAGCGCGACGGCGACGTTTACCGATCAAGGCGACCGCGAGTCATTGTCGGTGCGCATTGTGAACATTGGCACTGTCGCAACGCACGTCAGGCTGTCCTATGGAACGGCGCAAGCGGCCACGACTTCAGACATGGCGCTTGCCCCGAACGCAACCGAGGTGTTTTCCAAGGCCAACCCAGAAGTCGGCAATTTCTTTGTCACCGCTCGCACGGCAACGGGCACGGCGACCGTTTACGTGACGTGCGGCACTGGCGGCGTGTGAGGTAGCGCGGTGGATGTCCCGATCCTGTCCGGCATCTACACGGACCAGTCGGCGGACATCCGCACTCGGTATCCGCGTAACCTTGTCCCGGTCTCCAAGGCCTCCGGCATCAGCGGCGGCTATCTGCGGCCGGGCGACGGGCTGGTTGAACATCTGACCGGGCCAGGCGCAGACCGAGGCGGCATCCTGTGGCAGGGTGTGCATTACCGGGTCATGGGCACGTCGTTGGTGAAGGTCTACGCCTCCGGTGGCTTTGACGTTCTCGGCGATGTCGGCCCGGGTGGTTTCTGCACCTTCGACTACAGCTTTGACCGGCTGGCAATGACCAGTGGCGGGCGGCTGTACTACCTGCTGGGTGGGACGCTTATCCAAGTCACCGACCCGGATCTAGGCGTTGCTCTTTGTGTGCTGTGGGCTGACGGCTACTTCTTCACGACTGACGGCGAGTTCATCGTCCAGACTGAGCTACTCGACCCGACCCAGATCGATCCGCTGAAGTACGGCAGCAGCGAGATTGACCCAGACCCGATCCTTCGGCTGCTGAAGCTGAACGGCGAGGTCTACGCGATCAACCGGAACACGTCCGAGGTCTTCGACAACGTGGGCGGCACGGGCTTTGTGCTTCGGCGCATTGAGTCGGCGATGGTGCAGCGTGGCACCGTTGGAACCAATGCGGCCTGCGCGTTTGGTGACGGCGCCATCGCCTTTGTTGGCAGTGGCCGAAACGAAACGGTCGGCGTCTACATGATGGCGAACGGGTCGTCGGTGCGGGTAAGCACGCGCGAGATCGACACCTTGTTGCAGGGGCTGAGTGACGCGGAGCTTGCCGACATCGTGCTAGAAGGCCGCTTCGACCGTGGGCATGAATGGCTGTACGTCCACCTTCCGACGCAAACGCTGGTCTTCGACGCGGGCGCGACTCGCGAGTTCAGGACGGCGGTTTGGTACACCCTGGACTCAAGCGCTGCCCCGACTCCGACCCGCTACCGTGCGCGCGGCTTTGTCCTGTCCGATGGCGTCTGGTATGCAGGCGACCCGACGACCGAGAAGCTCGCAAGCATCGCAACCACGACCGCGCGGCACTACGGGTCGGACGTTGCGCACGAGTTCGGGACGATGATCGTCTACGGTGACGGGGATGACGCCATCGTGCATGAACTGGAACTCGTGGCGCTCCCTGGGCGCGTCGCGGTGGGGCTTGATCCGGTCGTTTGGACGAGCTATAGCCTTGATGGCGTGACTTTCAGCGTGGAAAAGTACATTCCTGCCGGCAAGATCGGCGAGCGGGCCAAGCGTATCGGATGGCGGACGCAAGGCACGATTCGGAACTGGCGCATTCAGCGCTTCCGCTGGCGCAGCGACACCCTGATGTCGGTTGCCAAGCTGAGCATGCGCGTCGAAGTGATGCGCACGCGACCGGGAGCCTGACATGGCAACAATCCTCACCCGGCGCATCCCTCGGAACCTGCTGGCGATTGTCGCCTCGCAGAATCACGAGGCGATCAAGTACTTGGAGAACCTCGGCGAGGACGTGTCGGGCACGATCCCGGGCGAGATCGCGGCTTTGCAGGCTGAGATTGATGCCTTGGAAGCTATCGTGGCGGCGCTGATCGAAGGGCACGTTATCGAGGATGAGGGCATCCCGTTCCCGCAGCGGCCAGCGCTTGATTTCGTGGGCATCGGGGTTACGGTGACCGACTCACCGACAAAGACCATTGTCACGATCCCGGGCGGCAGTGGCGGCGGATCGCTGGACGACATTATTGCGCTTCAGGTGCTGATGTGAACCTAACCGCCACCACGCACAGCCTAGAGCTTGTCACTTCCAGCGCCAATGCGCTGTCCTGGGTCGTGTCATGGACCGACATCGACAAGACCGGGGCGACGATTGCAACGCCTGGCAGCGCTCAAGGATCGGTCGCAGCGGCTACCACGACCACTATCGTCGCTGCGCCGAGTTCCGGCACTATCTACCGCATCGTGACCGGCTTGAGCTTGCTGGCGAACGGCGGTGCGCAGACCGTGACCGTGCAAAAGGACGTGTCGGGCACGAACTACCCTGCGGGGCGGGCGGTGCTCGCTGTCAATGAGGCATTCTGTTTCGAGGATGCTGACGGCTGGTATTCCCTGACTGCGAACGGCGAACGAAAGGGAGTCGGCCCGCAAGGTCCGGCCGGAATCAACGGCGGCGGCACGGTCCTCGGCTCCGGAACAAGCATCGTTAACTTCGGGTCTGGCGGTTCGTCGCACACAACCCTAGTCGTCACGGGCCTGCCGCTAATCGTTGCGGGTTCGCTGGTTTACCCGTGGGTCAAGCCCGAAGCCACGCTCGACCACTCGGCAGACGAACATATCGCCGAAAACCTGCGCGTCTACGCTTCAGACATTGTGGCGGGCACGGGGTTTACCCTGCACGCAGTCGCGGGGACCGAAGTGATTTCGATGGTTCCTGACAATCGGCTCTCGCGGTTCTCAGGGGTAGGGCAGGACGCGGGCCCGGGTCAGGCAAACCGCAACAACCTGCCAAATCCTGGAGGTCAGGCGCCGCTGCTTTATGGCCGCTGGTCTGTCGGCTGGATCTTCACGCAATAGGGGACATCATGGCTCTGCAATTTGCTGGTGCCAACGGCACCGTCGTTCAAGCAAACGTCGAACACCAAGCGGCGCGCGTCGAGTCTCGCCCGATGGACTCGGCGGGTCTTGGCGCCTACGCCTACAGCGGATTTACGGGCATCCTGCCAGCAGCGCTGGGGGCAAACTCTGAAATCTTCCAGTTCCGATGGACGGACGCGACGCGGTTTTGCGTCATCCGCAAGATCCGCATCAGTGCATCGGTCTCGACCACGTTCTTCGCGGCCGGCGTCCCGTTGCAAATTGACCTTGTGAAATCCACGGCGTGGACGGTTCAAGGTACAGGCGGCACCGGAGTAACGCCCGCAGCGCTGCTCAAAAAGCGAACTTCAATGGCAAGTACGCTGGTCGCGACTGGCGACATCCGCATTGCGACGACTGCGGCCCTTGGCGCCGGAACAAAGACGCTCGAAACCTTGTCGCTGGCGGCGGTGGCGGCGGCTTGCCCAATCACGTCCAGCCTGAACGGCACGATCATTGCGCCCGGGACGATCCTGTTTCAGAACGAAGTGGCA